TGCTCGTTGAGTTTTTCTTCCATGTCATCAAGTTTTTCTACCATGCTCTCAAGAACATCATATTTATCTTCAGGGATTGATACATAATGTGCTTCAAAAAGTTCCTTCATGCCTGAGAGGAAGTTCTCAGTCATTTCGGTCTTAAGTGCATGTTCGATTACGAGTGCATTCTCAGTGAACCACTCATCAGAAACATACTCAAGGTATGAATCTACACGCTCTGCCAGTTCTGCTTTTGCTTCTTCAACTTCTTCAGCGAGAGCAGCAGCATACTGTGCTTCCAGTTCTTCTTTAATGTCAGCAACCTTAGCGTTGATTGCTGCTTCAAAGATGGTCTTTGCCTTTTCTTTGAATTCTTCTGACAGATCTTCTCCACCGAGAAGAGCATTAACATCTTCTTCGATGTCATATTCTACAGTCTCTTCCTCTTCAACAATCTCATCAACGATCTCTTGATCTTCTTCGATTGTCTCTTTAGCGGAGAGTTCTTCTTCTTCTTTCATACCTTTTGCTGCTTCTGCGGGTTTTGCTCCCTTATTAACTACATCTCTTACTTGCTTTAAAGTACCACCGGGAGTCTTCAGCTTTGCTGAATCATCGTCTGGTCTGTAATTATCTGGGGTAGGACCACCCAGATCTTCATATGAACCAGCGACTGACGTATCCATTGGTTCTGCTGCTTTTGCGCCAGCATTAACAGCAGTTTTGGATTGCTTTGTGCCTACTTCCATTTCTTGTAATTGTGTACCACGAGACATTTGAACTCTCCGATTTTCCTGTAGTAAATCTATATTTATTTATAAATTAATTTATTTTATAAATCAAAGGTTATTTAGGAAATTATTGAACAGATTTAATTTCTGCTCATCTAATTTCTTTTGATCAACCAATGTGTTGATATATCTGTATGTTTTAGCAGCAAACTTCTCACGAAGAATACCACCATCCCATACCCACTCTTTACCTTCCATGATGCCTTCAACAAAAGCATCAGGAGCGGAAGGGTCAGCAACAATATCTGCTGCAGTTGCAAGCATGAAATCATCACCAACAACATTGACTCCCTCTCTTGTCATTTTGAGAGAACCAATACCTCTTGAAGAAACTCCAAGTTTTACACCTTCTTCAATCAAAGAAGATGCAATCTTGCCCATTGGAGTATTGAGGATTTTTGCCTTACCGATAAAGTTTGATCCACTCTCTCTTAAAGAAACAATCTTGTGAGAAACACGATCTAAATTAACGGTTGGACCATCTGGATGTCCAAGTTCTCCAAGAGCTCTACCTGCTTGAATATGATTCTCGTTGTAGCGAGCAACTTCACGGCGAAGAGTATCCATTTGATACATGCGACCATTGCGGTTGCAGATATCACCTTGAAGGAAAACTCCCTCAATATAAAGTGATTTTTTACCGCCTTTGCTTTCGACGATAAATTCTACTGATTCGATTTCTTCTCTGATAAGTTTCATTAGGCTACTCCGCTTACTTGGACTTGTTGTACGTAGATTGTTCCTGTGCTTCCAGGAGTAACACCACTAACTTTAAATGAACTCCTTAACTCTGCAGCATTTCCAGAATTATATGCAGTCACAATTCCAGAACTATCATTGCCAACAACAATTCTGGTATTAAAGTATCCGTTATAAGCGGCAGAGTTATTCACCGAGTTTACACGTTTGTGTGTAAAATTATAATAATCTTGATTATTAACCGTTAAAGAAACAAAATCTCCCACATTAAATGGTGATCCTGTTCCTTCTGGGAAATCAATGATTGTATTTGTTCCAGTTGTAATTCCCACAACTCTCTGGGATCCTGGAGAACCGATACTTAAGGTTGCCTCGGAATCAGTTCTAATGAAATAATCAATCTTTTCAGCAGAAGGAGTAGAACCTGCACTCACTGCAACATGACAAGAAGTTCCAACAGAAACAATTCTTACAGTATCAGATTGATGTATAAAAGCAGATGTTGTTGCTGCAGCACCCGCTACTGCTAAAGTTTGCGCTGCTCCTACCGGTTTATGTGCCATTATTTTTGAAGTACACTTTCTTTAATAGTTATTTATTAATATAATTTATTCTTCTTCAGTTTCAAATTCAGATTCTTCGCCACCAAACATATCACCTGCCACTACTGGACGATAAGCATCAACTCTTTCTGCTGCTTTTGCAAAAAGAATCTCTTTGACCTTATCACTAATTTGTGAAGGTGACTCATCAGTAACGAGCATGTCCATTAATTCTTCCATAAAAATAAATCAATACGATCTTTTCTATTTATATTTCCCCACCTTTGGGCAATTCTGGTGATTCTGCTGTTGAAGCATCAATTTCTGGTTCCATTACTGGTTTACCAAGATCCATACCAGCAGCACTATCTAAAGGCATACCAGTTTCTGGATCAACTGGCGCATTTGGATCTGGGATAATCCCTGCTTCAATTTCTTTTTTAATTAAAGCATCTTGCTCAATGATTTCTATATCAGTCTGACGGAGGATCTTACGTCTGATATAATCCTGTGAGAAATATCTACCAACATATGGTTCTGCTGCTTGAACCATTGTTAGTCTTTCATTAAGGAGTTCTGCGTCTTTTAATTCAGAGAAGTGATTGTCATACAAGAAATCATATTGAATGTGCTCACTCATAATCTCCCAATCTTCTGGAGTAATGACGTTCTTGAGAATCAATTGCGTTCTCAACATATCATTAAACATGTTGGAAAATCTCTTTCTTAAACGTCCAACAAACTTGGTGAACTTAAGTTCGTCCCTTAAAATTTCAGAAGAACGACCAAGGTTGAAACCACCTTCACCATCCATTCTTGAAGGTGGAACATTCAAAGAGCGATATAATTTTTTCTTAAAGTATTCAATGTCCGTGATTTCTCCAAGGTTTTGTCCACCTGGAAGAGTGGTAATTTCAGTTCCTCTACCACCTTCACGACGAGGAAGCCAAAAATCTTCCAACATTGCCATGTACTTTTTGTCATCGCGAATTTCGCCGGTGTTTGCATCGTAAACTAACTTGTTACGATAACGCATCATTACATCACGCAGATATTGTTCTGCTTTTACTTTTGGGAGATTGCCAACATCAATGTAGAAAATTCTACGTTCTGGTGCTCTTGATAATCTGTAGATAACCAAAGAATCCTCAATCATGCGAAGTTGATTGAGTGATTTAATTGCTTTGTGGAGATATGAAAGTGTATTGCCTTTGTTTCTATCTACCAAACCTGACGTGCAATATGTAATTGCATCTTTTGCAATTTTAATACCCTGACTTGCGCCAGTTGCACTTGCGTTTCCTGTTGGATATTTTGATCCTGGATTGTAGATAAAGTACTCTTCAATTTCAGGAAACTCATAATCCATTGGATTATCATTTGTCAACCTTTGAAGAGGTGCTAATTTATCTCCAGGTTTTTTCTTTTGTTGACGAATAAAACGCATCTTCATTGCGTCAACATAACGAAGTTCTTGAATCCCTTCCGTTGGATTCTTTAGGTCAACAATTTTATGATAGTAAATTCTTCCATCAATATACCAATTTCTATAAATTTCATGTGCTTTCTTATCAAAATCTAAAAGATCTAAAATATACTTAAACTCGTTACGGATTTTTTTCTTTATTCCATCGCTCGCATTTAGATTATCAAGATCAATCTGTACTGGAGTATCGTTTGTATCGGAAACAATTGCTTCATTTACGATGTCTTCAATAGCACTATCCACTTCTGGATGCAATGACATTTCACGATATCTTTTAATTAATTCAAATTCAGTTCTATATACTCCCTCAATATCAACATAAGAACCAAAAAAACCACTACTCATATAGTGGTCAACCCCGTCCTCGTTATTAGGAGGAACGGGGGAAACCGCACTAGGAGATAATGGTTCAGTGTCCTCTATAGAGAACCCAAATAATTTTGCCATAATTTATTAGTAAGTTTATCTTTAGACTATTTATTAACCGTTTGGAGTGCCAGATGCAACAGGTGCGTATGACTGAACTTGGAATTCAACGGTGTATTCTTCAATAGTATCTGAAGAGTCGTATGAGAGATCAATCTGGGAGATATTTGTTGGGAAAATATCAATGAATTCGTATTCCTTCAAAACTGCATTTGAAGTTCCAGTGTTGTCTCTACTGTTTGGAACAGATCCTCTACCAAGTTGGAAAACTTTAGCGTTTACCATATATGCAGATGGATCAGTTGCACCAAGATTATTATCAAGTTTAGAAATTACTTCCATCCATGATTCAAAAGCATTTCTCAATCTGAAGTCTTCATCATTGATGACAGTGACTGTCCAGGTGTCAAAGGTTCTGTCGCCAGCAACTTTGAAAATACGACCTCTGAAGGGAACATCGATTGATGCGATGTTGGATGCTGGAAGAGCAGCCGACTTACAGAGATATCTAAAGTTGTCAGCATCCCAAGTGATGCCTGCAGGTAAAGTAGTTAACTCAACCTCAAATAAATTGGGGCGAGCACCACCCCCGATCAGTGCGGACTTAAATTGAGAAATTGTTTTGTTTTCTCTTGAGATTGCCATGATTTGCTATCCTCCTTGTGTTATTTAGATTGATCTAAATTAAGCTCTACCTGCTACTTCCTCAAAACTTACGCCAGTGCGTGTAGCAACGAAAGTTAAGGTGATGTAGTTAATAGACTTCGCAGGTTTCAGGAAGATGTCTGCCCTGAACTCATTGTTATCAATTACGTCTGGGGTATTATTTGTTGTGTCACAAACAACAAGGAATCCATAGAGTCCTCTCTTTGCTTGAACATCACGGAGATAAGGTTCAACCAGATTTCTGAAGTTTGCTCTTGTCAGTTCATCGTTCAGTTCAAAGAGTTGTGCATTTGCAGCACTTTCGAGTGCTTGCTCAACTGTGAGGAACAAGCGACGAACGTTAATTCTATCAAATGCAGATGGATAAGAGAGTCCAGTCTTATCACCATAAAGAACTGTTCCAGTTCCAGGTTGAGTGATGATTGGGTTAATTCTATTTGGATAGAGTTTATCTCTTTGTGCTTTGGTTGGGTTGTATGCAAGTTTAATTGCATTATTCAGAACACCTCTTTGCTGACCAGCGGGTGAGAACCATGGATAAGCAACAAGTGATGTTCTAGTCAACAATCCAGCAACGTCTGCATTA